TTATGAAAAAAATTATTGCTTCCCTGGTTGCTGCGGCAGCGGTTGCCCTACCTGCCCATTCAGACCCAATCACGGAAGATGAGTTCTTCACTCCTCATGCTCAGGGGTGTATGTTACTCCAAGAGTGTACCGATCATGTCCAAGAACTCAAAACAGTTTCCGACCTTAACAAGCATGAGGAACTGGTTGATATTGATTACAGTATTGTTGCTGATGAGTTTGACTCTCTCGTCCGATCACTTAATAAGGTCGGAGCTAAGGTTTTTCTAGCAGACATGCGATACTTCCCAATTGGTCATCGTGGTGTCTATCATACTGTAAGCAATAACTTCTTCCTGAATGTTGCTCACATGCATCGTCCTGGCACCATGATGTCAGTGATGCGTCATGAAGGATGGCACGCTGCTCAGGATTGCATGGCAGGAACAATTGAGAACAACTTTATTGCCATCATTCATGATCAAGAAGATGTTCCTCGTATGTATCAGGCAATCGCAAAGAGTGCTTATCAATCTCAACCAAAGGCGATTCCCTGGGAGAAAGAGGCATACTGGGCAGGACATACTGAGGGTATGACTGCAGCAGCACTTGAGTCTTGTGCCGCAGGGACTATGTGGACTGATTATGACCCCACACCTATGACCCGCGAGTGGTTGGTTGAAAATGGATTTATTGCTAAATAATAACATCTGATACTCAAATATCAAGAACACCCAAGATAGACCACTTGACAATCCTTTTTTAGTCTTATAATGTAGTGGTCTATTATTGGAAAACCAGTATTTACATATGACACATTTAACAAGAGATGTGTTAGTCAAAGCCATAGTTGCAGAGGAGATGCGCTCCCTCACTGGCAATGATTACATTCAGTCTCTCAAGGATGCGTACAAAAAATGGGAACATCAGTCAAGTGATGATCTCTGTAGACAATTTAACTCCATCAAGCACACAACAATCTCTGTAGAGAATTTAGAACCCTAAATAAAGTTGCCTTTTACTGGTGACTCATGTCTGAAGAAGTAAAGCAGGAAAAACCAAAAGGACCCATAGGGAAATTAAAAGATAAGATTGAAGATGCTGATGAGCAACTAGCGGTTCTCAGTACATTAGTAAGACTAGGTATTCTAATTTGGTCTGGTGGTATTCTTACTCTTAACTATGTGACCATTCCTGGATTACCACAGCAGAAGATCGATCCGACCTTCATAGCCAGCGTGTTCACTGGGGTTTTAGCTACGTTCGGGGTTCAGACCGCTAAGAAGTCTGGCGATGGTACGATGAAGATGAACGGTGCTAATGGTGCTCCTGGTGCTATCACCAAGGCAGACCTTGAAAGATTGATTGCTGCTGCAAAGGAGACTGCTCCTGCTCAAACAATCAGAGTTGAGACAGCACCAATCAAAGTCGTAACTGATTCAGATCAACCACCATACAAGATGTGATATGAAACCTTACCTCAAGTGGACTGCCATTAGTCTTGGCAGCATAGTAGCGATTGCACACATCGGTGTGCTGGGACATTTGGTTAGAAGAGAACCTGATAGGATTCAGGTCCCGACCATTAATATCCCACGCGGCACTCCATATTCCTCTTATAAAATAGAGGCAGGTAAGGACGGATATACAATTGAATACAAAGCAAACGATCCTGCTATCCTTGAGTCGCAGAGATCACTTATTTTTGACAAAGATAAGAAAGGATTGTTTGGTGGCGGAACAGAAAGCAGAAGAGAATGGAGAACTGATCAATTCACTGCGGAAGGTGTGAGGAATATGGGAGGTGCCGCAGTAGACGGCGAGGGAAAGAGTGCAAAAGACATAGAGTGTATCGTGGCGGACGCTGGAGCACGGTCTCAAGGTGCGATGGCAGGAACCGCGATTAGCACTGGACTCCTGGCACCTGCCGTCATGAATGTCCCTTATGTTGGATGGTTGGCTGCAGGATGGGTTAATCTCTTAGGACAGAACGTTGGTTCTGCTGCAGGATCTACAGTCAACTCTATGATCAGTGACTGCTGACCCTAAATATAATGTAGTCACGGGCACCAACCCCCAGGTTTCCCATGTATCGGGAACCGCATTTGCAAGAGAAGTCGGACGAATGTCGTGACCTCTGGTTGGTATGGAAAGAAATATGGGACGAAGATAAGAACAGTAAAAAAGCGAAAGAAGCAAGGAAAAATTGGTGTAACTGTGTTACAGAATTTGGTGATATGGTAAGTCAGGAAGTCAAAACAAACCCTCGTTACACGTCAATGAGGATGACATAGATAGTGTAGTTGCGTAAACTTTATGAAGTTTATTTTCGCATTCATCGCTACACTATTTCTCGCTGCTCCTGCATGGGCAGTTGATGTTCAAATGGGATCTGGAGGAAACTTAGTATTTGATCCTGCTGAAGTCACAATTAGTGCTGGTGAGTCAGTCCATTTCGTTAACAATATGCTTCCACCACATAATGTCATTGTGGAAGATCGTCCAGATTTAGGTCACGAAGCCCTGGCAATGATGCCAGGAGAAGAGTTCGACGTTGCATTCCCTGAAGCAGGTGACTATACTTATTGGTGTGGTCCTCACAAAGGGGCAGGAATGATCGGAACCGTGCATGTCGAATGACAGAAGACGAGAAGAGAGAGTTTTACAAGGATTTAAGAGAAAGGATTCATCAACTCAGGATGGGTCATTTATTTGAGGAACCTTGTCCACTATACGAACCAGACGAAGATGATGAACACTTTTAACACTCTAGTTTTAGATATTACAGTAGCAATCATCGATTTTTTATACAGAGGGAGGGATTATCAACGTTTCTGGGTGCTCGAAGAAATTGCTAGGGCACCCTATTTTGCATTCTTAAGTGTGTTACACTTGAGAGAATCTATGGGGTTACGAGGTCCAGAACACATTTACCTGATGGAGGAACATTTTGCTCAAACTCTTAACGAGACAGAACATCTTGAATACATGGAAAGTAGGGGCGGTAGTGCTTATTGGGTGGATCGCGCTTTCGCCAGACACCTTGTACTTATCTACTATTGGGTCAACGTGGTTTATTATTGGTTGGCTCCTAGGTCTGCTTACCATCTCTCCTACGAAGTAGAGATCCATGCAGCAGAGACATATGCAAAGTATCTTGCATATAATGGTCATGACGATAAGATCCTTGAGATCTTAAATGATGAATTGACGCACTCTAAAGAATTAAAAGAAGCAATGGAGATGATCAAATGAGTGTTTTGTTTGTATTTGCACTTATTTCTTTACTAATTGCTGGAATGCAGTTAACATGGCCAGGTAGATACCGAGGTTAACATGTCAAAGAAAACCGAGGAGGAAAGAAAAAAAGTAGTAGAGAAGATCTCAAAACACATTCATCCTCACGATGATGAACCTGATCCCACTGCTCATATGGGGAACTACAATTTTCCTCAAATGCTTTTTGCTTTCTGCATCGGTTTTTGTACTATGTTTGTCTTAGCAGTTGATGAAATAAATGATTTCAAAGGATGTCCAGTACCCGAATACTTCAGAGAACCTAAATGAACCCGTTAGTTTTAATCGCATGTCTATCACCAATAGTAATAATATGGATAGTGATGAAACTAAGTTTATTGTTGTTCTCAGTAAATGATGAACGAAGGTATGTCAAAGCAGAATCCAGAAAACCACACGGACCTTATGTGGCAGACGCATATGCAGACGTTGATGAGGAGGAAGAAGAATATGGAGATCGCACAGATTATAGATAGTGCAATTTATGAGTATTACTCAGAAAAAAATATTCCAGTCCCGTGCTGGAAAACAAAAAAGAATCCACAATGGTGGATTGATTACTTAAACCAATTAGGACTAGATTCAAGAAATCCATGAGCAAGTACGTTCCCGACTTCACGAAACAAGATTATGTGCTAATTATTGAGGCACTAGAGAAAAGACAGCACTGTTATATTGCAGGTGATAGAATGTTTAACGAATATGCTTCTCTATCTGATGAGATGAGAAGAAGAATGCAAGGCGCACGATCCTGGAGATGATGATGAATAATCCACTATCCTATGTAAAAAATACAAGGCAATCCTATAGGAAAGACCTTGAAGAAGTAATTACCGAAGTTCAGGTTCAATTTAGAGACGAAGAACCTGCTTGGATTCCTTATGAAACCCTTTTAGCAATTCAGAGGTCAAAATGAAAGTAGGTCTTATTGGTCTTGGTCGAATGGGCGAGGGTATGTCCCGTCGCATGATGAAACAAGGTATCGAAGTATGGGGTTACAGGAGGAACTATGATAAGGCTCAAGAAGCGTTTGAAAAGGGTTATGTCAGTGGAGTTACCACTAATCTGGAAAGCCTTGTTCAAGTAGTCCACGAACAGGAAGGTATGATTGGTAAAGCACCAGGCATCTTTCAACTTGTTATTCCCGCAGAATTAGTAGAGGACACATTGGATGAGTTACTACCATTACTTGGCGACGGGGATATTATTATTGACCATGGCAATAGCAACTTTAAGGATTCTCGCAGGAGAGCAGAAAGGTTGGTTAAGATGGGCATCCAATATATTGACTGTGGTACTAGTGGTGGAGTTTACGGTCTGGAGCGTGGATACTGTCTTATGGTTGGTGGTGCAAGTGGCGCAGTATCTGTCTGTGCCCCCATTTTCAGGGCACTCGCACCTGGGATTACCTCTGCACCCCGCACAGACCCTTACACAAGCGCAACATCTGCTGAGTACGGTTGGTTACACTGCGGTGGACCAGGTGCAGGACACTTTGTCAAGATGGTCCATAATGGTGTAGAATATGGAATCATGCAGGCATATGCCGAAGGTTTTAATATTCTTCAACATGCCAATCTTGGTAGCAAGTATGTAAAAGAGGGAGATGCCGAAGTTGCTCCAATGGAAAACCCAGCAGATTATCAGTACGATGTTGACTGCGTTGAAGTGGCTGAGTTATGGCGTCGTGGTTCTGTGGTTGGTAGCTGGTTACTCGACCTTACCGCTGATGTTCTGCGGCATGATCCTAAACTTGACAAGTTCGATGGAGGAGTATCAGACTCTGGTGAGGGTCGTTGGACTCTTCACAGTGCTGTGGATCTCGGTGTTCCCACTCCTGTTATTAGTGCTGCCCTCTTTGAGAGATTTAACTCCCGAAGACTTGGAGAATATGGAAACAAAATCCTAAACGGTATGCGCTACATGTTCGGTGGTCATCATGTTCGCTAATGTTCTTGCGTGGGTCGCGATACCCTTTGTGGTATCCACAATATATTTCGGGATACGAAAAGGTGAAAATAACTACTACGAGACAGACAAGTATGATGGAAACGGAACCGCTCACTAGACGCATCGTTATCTTCGGTGCTACTGGAGACTTGTGTAGAAGAAAACTTATTCCAGCACTTTATGAGTTGTGGAAGAAAGAACTACTTCCACACAATATCTTGATTGTTGGTGCTTCTCGTAGAGAGCATACTAAAGAGTCTTGGTTGCAAACTCTTGGGGATTATCCTGAAGAGTTTTGTCATTGGTTAGAATTTGTTTCTTGTGATCTTGATAATCCAGAAAGTCTGGATCATCTTCATGATGAAAGTGCTGATACAACATACTTCTTATCTGTTCCTCCAGAAAGATATGAAAATGCTATCATCAATCTTAAAGAACGTGGGTTCCTTGATGACCCAGATCACTCCCGCGTGGTTATCGAGAAACCCTTTGGGCACGATCTTAAATCTGCTGATCATCTACAGTCTGTGGTGGGGAGATATCTACGCGAAAAGCAAGTCTATCGCATTGATCATTATCTTGGCAAAGATACTGTTAACAATATTCTTGCTACGAGGTTTGGTAATATTCTCCTGGAACCACTTTGGAATCGGGAGTACATAGAAGAAGTTCAGATCTTTGCAACTGAGACTATTGGATGCGAAGGTCGTTCGCAATACTATGATGGATCTGGCGTTGTAAGAGACATGCTGCAGAACCACATGCTTCAGGTTCTGTCACTGATTGCTATGGAAGCACCGTGTAGAATGGATGCTAGGGAAATCAGACGGGAGAAGACAAAAGTACTTTCCGCGACTAGACTAGGGCACAAAACTATTTTTGGACAGTATGCCAGTTATCGTTCTGAAGAGGGTGTTGATCCTAACAGTGACACTCCTACCTATATCGCTGGTGACCTTTACATTGATAACTGGCGTTGGAAGGGAGTTCCTTTTTATTTCATGAGTGGCAAGAAAATGCCATATCAGTGTGTCGAAGTTATTATTAAACTCAAAGCACCACCTGTTGGATTATTTGAAGGTGAAACTCCAGGTCGTATCGTTATGCGTTTACAACCACATGCACACCTTGACATTCAGATTGATGTTAAATCTCCAGGAATGGGTGAACAAGTTGAGTTGGCAACACTTACCCATCGATATCCAGATTGGTTGGGTGTAGATGGTTATGAAAAACTTCTTTATGATGCATTAAACGCTGATCAATCACACTTTGTCCACTCAGATGAAGTGACTGAATCGTGGAGAATTGTTGATGATTTGTTATGTGTTGGTGATACTTGTCCTATCAGAACAAAACCCTACATTTATACGGGTGGATGGGGTCCACAGCACAAAACGGATTTCATAACAAAATGGGATTATCCAGCATAGCACACAAAGCAGCACACTTTGCCGCTTCCACACTTAACAATCCACTAGGAATAGGAACATTAGGAATGTTATTAGTGTTTGTTCCTATCATTGGAATGCATTTAGTGCATAAGTACGGGTGGGAACATTGGGAACCATTCGGAAAGAACCACTAATGGAACTATTCCTTCGTCCTCTTGCTGATGTAAATGATGTAACCTGGAGTATTATCTGGTGTCTGGTAATACTTTTAGCAGGAGTTTTTTATGTGATCGTCTATATATTAGGAATTGATGAGAGAGAAAATGGGAGCAATGACACCCCCGAACAGGAAGAGTTGTTACAACTTCCGAGTAGTGGAGATCAACAGAGTCCTGGACGGCGACACGATTGATGTCACAATCGACTTGGGATTTGATCTCTTTAAGAAAGAAAGAGTAAGAGTTGCTGGTGTAGACACTCCCGAAAAACGCACAAGAGACCTAGAGGAGAAAGCCCTTGGAATCGACGCAACAAACTGGCTCAAAGAAAAATTGGAAGGGGCGTTGGCTGGTGATGATGATCTTGTTATCCGTACTGAACTTGTCGGTGGGGTTGGCAAGTATGGTCGTCTTCTTGGGTGGTTATACCTTGGGGACGCAGCATTGTCACTCAACGAAGCAATGATTGACGAAGGATACGCTTGGGCGTATGATGGTGGTACTAAGCAAAAGAACTTTGAAGAACTACGTGAAATTCGTCGTGCCCATGGTACGCTGGTTGAATGACGAAGAATATAACGATAAACGCGCCAGAGGGCGCGAATGTAGATGGGATACAGATAGAGCAAACGATTACGCAACCAGCAGACTTAGAAATTGGTCCCGTAAAGGTAGGTGATTCATCTGTTCTTACTGTAAGTAATGTTGCCTTTGTAATTATTATCCTCGGTGCTCTTGTAGTTTTTAAGAGGTTAATGAAATGAAAGACCTTAAGATTCCATTTGCTATTGTATCTTTCTTGTTAGTCCAGGGTGCTGGTGCCGTATGGTGGGCATCTCAAGTAGATGGTAGAGTGAAGAATTTGGAAACCCAGAGTCTCAACATTGCAAAAGAAAATCGCAGGTACATTGAGCAAGTAGTTCAACCATCTTACGGAATTGGTAAGAATTGGAAGAATCAATATCATGATGAGTGGGTTCTAAAGGGAGGATGGAAAGATTAAATGCCCATCCCTGATATTCGACTTAATAATGTAAGAATACGCGATGTTGTAATCTATGATGTGCCAGAGTGGTTGTCATCAGATCCACCAGTAGCACTTCCTGCTATGCCTCCTATTACTACGGAGGTAGGAACTCCTATTGTCAATATTCCTGGATGCGTTGAGGCACACAAAGACAATAGCGAAAATGTAAATTTAAAGAATGAAGATGATAAGGGTGTGATGACCCTGTGTGATGCAGGTACACCCTATTATACTGCTATTGATTATGATAGAAATAAGATTGTATTAGAACAGAAACCACCAGAACCACCTGCATATAAAGCACCACCAGCACCTGAAGCACCAGAAACTAAAACTTCAGCAGTTCCAAAGACACCAGAGGCAGAGATTCCTCAGTGTCCTACCAGAGCACAAGAATTAAAAAACCCTATAGGAAAAATCCTAGAGGGAAATAAGAAGATTACTGGTTATGAGTTAGTTGGAAAGGAATGTATAGAAGTTACTGAACAGTTGCAGATTACTGATCAAATCATTTCTAACATTCCTAATGCTGGTGCTGTGACTGCTACTGCATCTATCGCTGTTGTGGCAACGACTTCGGCACTGCTTGCAAAACCTCTTGCTGATCTTTTGTTAAGAGTGGTGAAACCTGCTGTGAAGAAAGTCCTGAAGAAGGTTGCGACCTTACGGGGTAAGAAGATCCCGGTACAGAGTGCGAATGAGAGGATTGCTGAACAGCGCCAGAGGAATCAGGCTGTGAAGGCACTGAGGTCGGTTCGACCGCTGAAGAAATAGGTGGAATTGTATGTGCGTGTTGCTTGATAGCATTTACATTTTGGACTACCACATCAGCACACACTTTCGCATAAGGACTTCTGGGATGGAAGCGAATTCCTTTTTGCAATAATTCTCCGCAATTTTTAAGTCTCGCAAGTTCAAAGTCTAACCGCTTGTTAGCAAGTAATTGACCTTGTAATGCAATTTGCGTTTCTGCTGCTTGCTTACAACGCTCTTGTAATCCACCATCAAGGGGCAGAGACAGTGTTGCAGAGAGACCAATACTGGTGCTGTAGTTTCTAGTCATACCAGTTCTTACTGGTTTCTGCCAGAGTTGTGATCCTGGATTATCAGGAACACCATCACCCTGCATTTCCATAACAGTGATAGTCATATCTTGACCATCTTCATATGCTCTGACTACATCACCTTCAGAGTTGGTATAAGTTCTGTCGTCATACCACTCTTCCCATGGCCAGTTTTTGACATTCTTTTGGACTTCTACCAGTCTCCCCTCAAAATCTCTATTATCGTATTGAGGTTCCATGTAGAAAGTTTCAAATGGGTCCTTATCACTTTTGGCGTGAGTAATATATGGGGTGAAGTTTGCAGTTGGACCTTGACAACTGATTCCGTTTCCGTAAGTGTTAGTGATATAAGGACCTTGTAAAACCTGAATAGCTTGGTTGGTCACCGAGCCTGAACTGTTTGCGATTGGATTAGCAGTCGCAGAAACACCTCCCACATCAGCAGCACTGACGGGAGATGCGATTAACAACCCGATTATTGGGTAAAGACACTTGTGGTATCTGTTACGCTTGTAACCTCTGTTGTTCTTTGAATCACGGTTTGGTTTGTCATTCCTGGACCCATGTAAGTCTGGGTAAACTGGAATGCTTCTCCTGGATTTGCTATTGTGAAGTTCGAGTTGGAGAAGTCTAGTCCAGTTGTGGAGTTTACCACCTGCCCTTCGATTCCTCCTAACGGAGTCACAGTCACGTTGTTCGTTACTGTTGGGGGAAGCAATGACGCTCCGTTGTTGTTCACATTTGTCCCCGAAACTGAATATTGCCATCCTGTTGCATAGTCTATAGAATTGATTGTCTCAGTTTGCTTTGAAGTCGTTTCAGTGTGGCTGGTCATCGAGCCTTGTGTAAAGTTCGGGACCACCGGGACTGCTCCAGCAGATTGGACCAGTCCGTGAAGAACTCCAAGAACCAATCCGAGACCGATTGCTTCTTGTAGTCTAGTCATTAGTCGATTACCGTGATTTCACTTACGAATTGGCCAACAGCAGTAGAACCAGCTCCACCAGCTGTGATCGCGATACCACCGTCAGTTGCGATAGTACCTGCCAGGTCTCCTGCCACACCAGCAGCATAAGAAGTCTGACTGGAGAAGTTGCCAACGGCACCTACAGAAGCAGCTGAAGTTGGAACGGCATCGCCTTGGATGTAAGAGGTACTAAAGGAGAATGCTTCCCCTGCAGTTGCCTGGGTTGCAGAGATTGTGCCAGGAGACATGACGCCACTGGACAAAGTTCCTGCAGAAATGGTTCCGTTTGTGGTTCCATCTGTAGTATTTACGTTCGATCCGGAAATACTGTATTGGGAACCCAGTCTAGTTGCAGTGGTTCTCGCAGAATCTACAGTAAGTTGGACACTCGAACTCATCTTATGAACCAGCCCTCCTGCGTTTGCTGCGGGTGCTGCCATCAAAATCATTACCAATGGAAGGAGTCTTCTCATTACTAATCACTCGTTGGGTGTGTATTTATTTAGAGGTAGATTTTTTTGAAATTGTGACTGAAATATAATCTGGCACAAGAGTATACCGTTTGGGGGGGTTGACAGGGGCGGCAAACCGTATTATTATAAATACATCAGCGCGGTAAGGAACTTAACATTTCTTTACCACCTGCACACGCCTGACCGAGACTAAACAGCGTGTCTAAACAACAGTCTCTCATACCAACCCTGGAGGGTAGGGTTGGAATATTTTACCTAGTGTTCCCCGCACTTATACATAACCCTTTTTCAAATGGCTCAAACACTTTCAAGACAACAATCACAATCCACCTGGGATAATTTCTGCGAGTGGGTAACTTCTACCAATAACCGCCTCTATGTCGGTTGGTTCGGCGTTCTGATGATTCCAACTCTGTTGGCAGCAACCATCTGTTTCGTCGTAGCATTCATCGC